TTCCTTTGTATCCAACACGCTGATTCATATCGGAGGCCAAATCAACTAACGAACCTTCTTGATCGCTTGCATTAACATCATTCCAATTCGAGTTGTCATCCGACTCCTGAATCTTCGGTGTATGTGTGCCATCGGTGACTGTACCAACGCTGAACACCACGGCCGATCCGTCGAATGCGCGGAGGTCTATCCCCGCCCCATTTACATCAGCTATGTAATCATCAGGATCAATAGAATTGACCGCATCAAAATTATTTTTTATATCTCTCATTTATTTCTCCGTTAATTTTTTTTATTTAACAACCCCCTCAATCCCCCTTGACAGGGGGAAGTTTTTTAACTCCCCTCCCTTCACAGAGAGAGGAAAGGGGAGAATTTGATTTTATGCGGCTGTCTTTTGAATAGCGAAGGCTTCGAAATTTGCCACATCGCCACCGGTGCGCTTGGTTGTGTAAAACAAAACGAACGGTTTCGAGCTGAATGGATCGCGAAGCACACGTAGTCCCATGCGATCAACAATCGTATAAGCTTGACTAAAATCACCGAATGCAACAGACAGGGAATTGGCCGCGACTTGTGGCATATCTTCCATACGTTCAATTGCATGGCCCAGCAAGGTTTGTGGTTCGCCTTCCTGAAATCCCGGCTGCCAGATATAAGAACCACTGGAATCTTTCAGTTTAGAAACTTCTTCAATCGCGCTACGCGACATCAACCATTTTGCACTGGGGATGTATGGGCTTTTCAAGGCATAGAAAAGTGTGCGTAGTCCATCTGCGGTCAGTGAGCTGGCATTACCGCTATTGATTTGCTGTACTTCGCCCGGATTTGTCATGCCTGCCGTATAGGTCAAAATACCGCGTGGCTTTCCTGTTCCATCACCGTTGATGAACGAAGCGTTTTCGATGCGCGACATTTTTTCGGCAATCTTCATCGACAACCATGTTTCAACATCGATGCGTGAATCGTCTAGCAATGTTTGTGTTGCTTTCGGCATTGCATAAAGTTCATGAACAGGAATGCGGCGCACGCCAATCTGCGGCGTATTGGTTTCGGGCCGAGCAGCACGTTCACTCGTCCAACCACTGTCAGCCTCATTAAGATCTTCAGGAATTTCCAAAGCATCAGTAGATATTGTTTCCACCGTTGCCAGTTTCCGCATAGGAGAAGTTTCAAAAACTTTCTGTACTGCACGCTCAGAAATTTCTGGAGTCATCCAGTAACCCCCATCCGGGTCGCTGTCTGAAGAAAGAAGTTTGACCTCTTCAGCTGACAATAACCCTTCCCCTTTTCGTAAGTAATGAACCACTGCCTGTTTTCTTGCATGTGAGTGGGGGTCGTATTTATCATTTTCATCCAGTGCCATTCCTGGGCGATTCAATTTCGTTTCAACTCTCTCAATACGCTCTTTAACCTCGGTCAGGCTCTGGATTTCCTTTGCAATGCTATCTACCTGTTTCTCCAGAACCGGGTCGGCATACCCCTTTTTCTGAATTTCAGATAACCGCTGGTCGTTTTTCGTTTTGTGCTCCAGAAAGGCCTGATTGAGCTCTTCAACAAGTTGTTTAATCTCTTCCATTTTCTTTCTTCTCCTTCAAAAAGAAACCCCCGCCCAGCCCCTATGAATAGTCCCTATATAATAAGGAACCTTTTCAATATTTTTGGGGCCAAACGAGGGCAAAATTAGTTGTATTTAGTAGATTATGCCTCTTTTACTGTATTCAATAATTGGCGCAAAGATTGCCGAAGCATCCTTGTATTCTGATAATCGGCTCCTTTTGTCCATGAGTGGGCTTTACCCGGCTCATTTTTAGTGGCAAGGAGTGATTTTAAATTGCGGATCGCTAACCGGGTTTGCTGAGAGTCCATTCCCACAGCATTTTTCAAAAATTGGCCGATCATTTCTTCTTTAGACTTCACGCTGATGATCCCCGCCTGCTGGTTCATTGGAAACGTGACAACGCTGTATTCCAATAGTTGAACTTCTTTCAAGCGACGGATTTCTGGACGGCGAGGATCTGCCTCCTCTTTAATAACTCGAAAGCCAATAGAAAGACCGGTACGGCCGCCGATGCTTTGCGCCATCTTCATCAAACTATGACGCTCCCGTGCGGTAGTCACATTGAGATCTAGTAACCCGCGGACAAATAATCCACGTTCGTCTTCATACGCTTCAACATTCCAACCAATTTGGCGGGTGGGATCGTGGTGGTCGAGAATAGGGAATCGCCCGTTACTCTCAATCAGTGTTTTTTTATAAGCGCCTTTTTCCACCACGTCGCCACCCAGATCGATAGACCCAAATGTGGAAGCATAACCACAAAACTCTCCCGCATCATTAATAGCGTCCATTTTGAATGGAAACGATTTTATTTCTTTCATAGATCATTCACCTTCGGTATTAGAATTATTTTTAAAACGCGGCGAAATCTGGTCGCCCCCCGAAACATCATCAAACCCGACCATACGGCGTTTTTCATTTAACGTTAAAAACTCGCTCTGGTTGACCCGGTTCCACAACGCCTCCTGGTCTTCAGATAAAGCCTCGATTCCGTCTTTGTTATAGTCCAGCAAAAGATTATCACCAAAACGGGGTACCAACCAATTGTTGAGCGCATCCCGAAAACGGTTCAGTAATGGACAAACCACCTCGGTGTACAATGCCTTACGGGCCTCTTTACGATTCTGGTAAGTCGCCGGACTCAATCCAATCAGCTCTGGTGGTACGTTATAAACCTGAGCAACTTGTAAAGCGCTCATCTTCAAACCCTCAATCCAGTCCATATCTTTAGGTGAAATTCCAAGTTCCTTCCATTCCAGATCCTGTTCTAATAACAGTGGTTCTCGGGCATTGTTGACCCCTTGAATCTGCTGACGCATTTCTGTTTTTAAACGCTCAAATTGCTCATCAGTCAACCGTTGTTTACAAGTCAACGCGCCCGAAGGAACCGCCGCATTCTGCAATAATGAAGAATTCCATTTATCGCCACTGTTCAATTTATCAATGGCCAAAGCCGCTACCTGTACCGGAGATAAGCCATACCAGTCATCTAGCGGATGAAACAGTTTGAGATGAAGAATCTGGTCTGAGGAAAACTTAACTTTTCGTCCTGAAACTGTATATTCATACCCACCCACGAAATGAATCGGATCAGGAACCACACGCATACGATCAGGTCGCAAAACATAAAGTTCTTTTGGCATGGCAGAACGATCTCCTGAGCCAACACATTCCAAATAGGCATTCCCAGATAAATAAAGATAGCTGGCAGCAGACTCGATCCATTCAAATTTTCCCTGCAAAGGATTAGGCCGTTCAATCAAGTCAAGTAACGGATGTTGTAAGACTTCACGGCGTTCTCCATTTGAGGATCGGCGAAACAACAACCAGGGAACTCCGGCAACGGCAGAAGAAATTTCTTTAACACAGGAAAACAGCACAGTGTTCTGCATGAACCCTTCTTTTGCCAAAGAACTGTAATCTGTTTTTGGAGAAACCCCTTGCCCTCCCGGCACCCATAAAGTCATAGCCCTAGTAACGGCACTTTCCTTTTTACTGATACTTCTGAACCAATCGAAAAATTTCATATTTTTAAAATAAAAAGGTTTATCAATATTTTAGAAAACAATTCACAAACCAACCGCTATACCTGTCGGATTGGCATAAGAAATATTTGTATAGTTTGTATTAGGAAATTTATGTTGAGGTCGTCCCTCACGATCAACAAGGACAATCCAATCTTCTGGCTGATAATAGGTTACCCAGTAAAACCCATTGCTGGGATCGTAAGAAATACCCTGCAAGGAAGTAGGAATTGGATCCAATTTATCCAAAACGACTGAGTTGATTAAATTAATACCCAAATCAAAGAAGTAAAGAGAGTTCTGAGTGTTATCGGTAACGATAATACGTTGCAACACAGGATCGATACATAAGTCTTGTGGGCTAGTAATACCAAACGGTAAGAGATCATAAGTCTGAATCAAACTACCGTTTCTCTGTACATGGTAAAGATTAATGGCCCCCGGACCATCTGCCACCAGCCAAAGTGTGAAATCCCAGGGGTCCACACAAATACCTTCAATTTGAGTTGCAGAAGGATCAAACTCATTAACTCCAAATGAACTGATGGGTGAACCCGTATCAAAATCAATGTTCCATACGCGAATGTCAGTGCCTGTTCCACTGCTATTATATTCGGTAGAAATCCATAAAGTATTATCAGAGGGATCCAATGCCAATCCATCCGGTGGTGGATTAACCGTTGAAAATGCACTGACAGGTATAGAGTTTGCAGTTTCATTCCCATTTTTATCCACCTTGAAAATTTTTCTGGCATCACTGGAAATGATCAGAGAACCCGATAAGAACCTGCTACTTGTTGCCGTTTGCGATAGACTTGCAAATTTAATCATTATTCGCCTGCCAGATAATCGCCAGCGGAGGACCCTGACGAGTTGCTGCCCACCCGCACCCAAAATCCTATAGCCTCATATCCCGCAGGGCAGTTTTTAAAAATAATTATTTCACCCTCAACATTTTGAACTTCAAGGTCACCGGAAATACCGCAATAAATTACTCGG